TCTCCGGTTGCCGAGGATGCTCCCTTGTATCCGGTTGCCGAGGATGCTCCGCAGTCTCCGGTTGCCGAGGATGCTCCGCAGTTTCCGGTTGCCGAGGATGCTCCGCAGTTTCCGGTTGCCGAGGATGCTCCGCAGTTTCCGGTTGCCGAGGATGCTCCGCAGTTTCCGGTTGCCGAGGATGCTCCGTGATTTTCATCACTTTCAGCTTCCTTATTCACTCTTTTTACCGTATATTCGATTGCAGCTTTAACCAGTCCAGCAATGCTGATTTCTGCTCCGATCTTAATTTTTGTAGATGCTACCTTAGTATCATCATTATGTTTCTGGATTTCTCCGCTCTGCTCTACCTCGTGGTATACGCTTTCATTTGGAGAATAATAATTCAAGCAATCCAGCGGATACTCGCAAGCGTGAAATCCATGATCGCAAACTTCTACGCTTTCTTCCTCGTATTCCTTTCCCTCTTCGTACTGAAAGCCACGGCAAGTCATATCTTTATTAAATCCTTTGTAGGATTTCACAGCATTTCCCATCTATATTACCTCTCCTCCTGCCAACTTCTTTTCCTTTTCAAATTCTTCTTTGCTGCAAATCAATAAGCCGCCAATATAACCATCTGGGTTTGTAAGCAATCCTGTAACAATTTCATTTGGGATAGCGATTGTCACACTCCCCCATCCATCCCTGCCGCTATGAGCAGATTTAATATTCGACAATGGAGAAACCTTTAAGTCTTTGTTATTTTTCTGCGACATCCGTTCCATTATTCCTAATGTTCCAATATTCATCCTACACACCATCCACTTTCAACTGCTTGTCCGCTGATACGCTCAAAAGAATTAACTGTGCATCCATATCCGGCACATTGAACTCATTCAGCGATTCCGCGTTATCAACGAAAATCGGTACGCTTACACCGTATAACTCGCTAAGAGAACGGATAATATCAAGTCCGGCTACGATTCTATGACCACTGTTTAAAGCCGAATACGGAACGCCATTCACAGTACACTCACAACAATCTTTCATACCGCCATTTAACTGCATTTCAAAGAGTTTGAAATTTACGGTCTTGAAATGGCTGTTAATAGATTCTGAAACCTTATCCAGCTTGAAACGAATGAACTCTTCCAAGAGATAAAGCATCTGTTCCTGATCGGCAACTTTCTGCCCGATTTCTTTCTGCTCGTCACGAAGCGTTTCGATACGATCATCAATCGCCACATTGTTAGCCGCCTGCGCAATAACCTTGTTCACCTCTTCAAGCTGACTCTGCAGATCGGCTTTCTCGGCTTTTAAATCAGTAACAACCTTGTCTGCGCCCTCGGATTCAACCTTTGCAATATCAGCAAGAATCTTGTCATGCTCTGTTTTCAGCTTCACATACTCTTCATTCTGCGAATAATCAGCTTCTGCCGGGATCTCGGATAACTGCTTTGCATAATCATTCTGCTTTGCAAGTGCCTTGGATTCCTGCTCTTTGAGTGCCACAATGTCTTCCTGCAACTTGGCGTTTTCCTTTGTCAATCGCTCAATATCAGCCTTGCAAGCGTTGCCCTTGTCAATCAGACCTTTAAGTTTTGCGCCCTTTGCATCATCAAATGCTTTGCGTGCATCCTCTAACTGCTTGGTGGCACGTGCCTTGGCATCTGCCTTTTTCTGCTCAAAATCAGCCTTAAGAGACTCAATCTTATCCTGCGGCAACTTCTGACCACATAAGGAACAAACCGTTGTAGATTCATCAAATTTCCACTTGGATTCGTCAAAGAGATATGGCATTTCATCAAATGCCTTGGAAAATTCTGCATTGTATTCAACACCAAGATTTTTCCGCTCTGCATCTGTATCGGAAATTGTCTTCTCATTTGCCTTGATCTGATTTTCCGCAGACTGAATCTGATTATGTAAGTCATTGAACTCTCGTGTTGCATCATCCTTGGCACTGTCAAGACCTCTACGTTTTGCGGAAAGTTCGTCATTCATGACCTGCATAATGCCGGACATATCAAATTGCAACTGCATTTCCTTGCTTCTCAAATCGCCTAACGTGCTACCGGCATTCTCCATTTTCTTGTCACATTCAGCGATTCTTCTTACCAGATCTACCTTTGCAAGTTCCTGCTCTGCCACGTCAACATCAACCTTGGATTTCTCGGCTTCATCAATACGTACCGGAATCTCTGACTGTTTCTTTTTCCACTCTGTAAGAGCTTTCTGAAATTTTGCACGAATATCATCCGTGGACGGTGCTTTCTCCAACTCGCCGAGTAATTGGGCATACTTAGCATCTGTCTGCGCCAGTTCAACATCCGATACATCCGTTACAAGGCGCATCAGAATATCCCGCTGCTCTTTCCATTTCATGGAAGAGAAATACTGCGGATTGGCCAGCATCTTGAACATATCCTCGCTCTGTGCCAGACTGGAAATATATTCTTTGAAATCAGCTTCACTTTTTGGATAACCGTCAATCTCAAATGAATTGACATTTCCCTGCAATGCAACAGTATCAGTACCACGTTTCTTAACCCAATTCTGCTTCTGAACCTTTGAAAGTTCCACTTCTTTCCCATCAACGTCAATAACTCCCACAACCTTAATTTCTACATTATCAATGCGGTTTCCGTCCTTATCTAATGGTCGAACATTAAACTTTTCCTCTCCGGCACTGTTTTTATTGAAAAGCAGCCATGTAAACGCATCGAAGATTGTTGTCTTTCCTGCGGCGTTCTGTCCTTTAATACTTGTCTTATTAGAGAAATTCACATCAAGGCTCTTAATTCTCTTGAAATTCTCCATATGTAATGATCTAATTTTCAGTTTCATTTTCCTTCTCCTTCCACTCTTTATATTTTTTAAGTGCCTCTTCAAAGCATGCTTCATCGTCAATATATCCAAGAGCTGACTCTATAATTTTTGAATTAATAGTTGTTCCCTTTTTCCCCATCAGCTCAATGTCTCTTTGGTGCTCATTTGCAATAATGGCACATGCTGTATGAACTTTCGTCCTGCATGCAACCAGATCTGCATATTCTTCAACGGAAATTGTAACGGTATTTTCTGCCATCTTAATTTTCCTCCTCTAATACATTGATTTTGCTTACAGACACCTCGTATACTGTTCTCTGTTCTTCTGTTCCATCTTCATATTTCTTAATATATCCGCGGCTCTGAATGCGTCCATTGATCTCAATATGAGTTCCTACTTCCAACTGACCAACAAATCTTGCATTTCTACCCCAAACAACACATGGGATATAATCTGATTTTCCGTAGGAACGATTGACTGCGATTAATAAATCTGCAATTTCTCTTCCAAGCGGAGTTTTCCTGTAAATCGGTTCTTTGCATACATATCCGTCAAGCTGGATTTTGTTCAAATCTGTATGCTCTCCCGTATTCGCTTTTTCAATTTCACAGACGAATACATATAATAACAGACGATTTCTCTTTTCCTCATGTTTGTTATAAGAACTATACACACCGGAAACATTAACGGCAGTGCCCGTGTATTTATCATTCAGATTGATTAATCTCTCTGAAATAATTAATGGGATAATATCAGCCGTCCCACTTAATCTATCCACTTTGAGGTGCATATTATAAAATCCCTCTCCAAACACCTCATGGTTAAATTCCGGCTCTGTGATAATCGTTCCTGTAAGTTCCACTTTATTGTTTTCTGCTCTCATATTTGAATTTCTCCTTTTCTTGTGCTAAAATAGGCGCAAATAGCTTATGCTATTGCTTGAACTGGAATCATTCAGCTTTGGTCGGTTCGGATGATTCCTTTTCTTTGCTGTAATCAGTGTCAAATGTGATATAGGTAATACCGTCATCGTCATCAGACTCACTTCTGTAATCGTAATCTACAATCTCTTCTGTATACTCCTGCCACTCCCCATCTATTTTTGTTCCTATATAAATAAGAAGTAATCCAATCAATACAGGTATAGCAGTGACCGGATACTCCGTTGCATCAATGCAGATGCAAAACAGAAAAACAACGGTGCCGATCATTTCAATTACCTTTGCTAACTTCTTCATAGGCACCTCACTCCTGCCACTTATAGGAACCGTTGACAATCTCCTCACCATACAAGGAAACAAAATCTGTTATTAATGCGATAAACTCTGAATTTGTCGGCTTTCCTTTTTCCACTGAAACCGTGTGACCAAAAATTTTGTTGATTGCATTTGTATTGCCATTTGTCCAAGTAACTTCAATTGCGTGCCGGATTGATCTTTCTACTCTCCAGACTGTATCGCTGTTTTCTTCTGCAATTTCAGTGTAAAGTCCTTTAATAATGTGGATAAGTTTGCTTCTATTTTCAAGACATTTCTCAACCGCACTGATTATGTAACCGTAACCCTTAAGGCTATGTTTTACGCCGATCTGATCTAATGTCTTTCTTAAAGCAATGTTCATTTGTCTATCCATGAATACCTCCTGTTAATCCTTTCCAACTCCGTATCTGATTGCCATTTCCTTCACAATAGCTGTATATCCCTCGATCAACTTCTTATCCTCTGCAATAATATCCACATAGGATAATTTGTCCCTGGTTGATTTACAGATACCCTCGTCAGCCATTCTCCTGCGCTTGTTAGTCAGCCGCTGCTTCAGATTTACACCCATTCGCTTTGACAACAGTTCGTAGCTTTCGGCTCTTACTTGGCTGTATGCCTGTCCGCCACCAAGTTCCATGCTGATTTTTCTTAAAATATTTCCAGTATCATCACGCCATGATGTTGTATCAAGTGCAACCACTTCTCGGATGCTCTCAACTCTTTGTTCCACATGGTTTAACTGCTCTGCCTGCCGTTTCTGTTCTAACTGCTGTTCTGCTACAGAATTGAAAATCTTCTGGAACATCTGCAACTCCGGCGACAATTGGTTGAGGTCAATCACCTTTTGTTTCACACGTTCTTCCAAGGTCGTGAAATAATCTCGTGCTTCTTCTGCTTTCGCTCCATTTCCTTTCATAGAAAGTTTCTTAGCAAAATGTGCTGTGAGTTTGTAATCTGTTGTAGCTTGCCCACCCCATTCTTCATTAATGACGAATGCCCAATAATCAACGTTTTCCTCGGCAAATTCGTTTTCGGTGATATTGCTTTTGCACCATCTGGAATAGTTGCGGCTGTCCATTTCCAAGAACTCATACAACTTCTTTGCTGTAGTCATTCCGTTTTCATCAATACCAAGCGCAATCTCAATGGGTGTCTGCATTTTGGTTGTTTCTAAGTCGTTCATTCTTCTCCTTTCCGGATTTTTGCAATAAAAAATCCAACTACCGCTTGATAGTTGGAAAATACTGGTTGTCTCTATTTTGCTTTGTTGATACAATTAATGTACGGCGGCGGCCATCATGAAAGGAACTGTTATCATGAAAATCGTTAGTATACTTATCTCATTATTGGCATGGCGTGTTACCGGTTACGACTTCTTCATAATTCTAACCATAACATCCATGACAATCGACCTATACAAAGGAATTAAAAAAGTACAAAAGAGATTAAATAAAATACTAAAGATGATGCGGAAAATAAAGCAATAATGTAACTCATTTCCTGCCGCCGTCGCATATTAATTGTATCAACTGATTTCCTGTGTTACAAACACATTTAATCTGCAAATTCCGACAAATTTCTCAACTATCAATATTCAGTTTCTTCTTATTCTTTTGTTTTTGAGTTCCCAGTTTCTTCACTGGTTGCCTTGCTTGCCGAACCCTCGACCATCCCAAGAACATATCCTTTCTGGAAATCGTTCATTTTGGGAATCGCGTCTTTCAACTTTTCTACAACTTTCTTTTCCTGTTCGCTCATGTATTCACTTCCTTTCTCCCTGTGATATAATTTCCTTATTAAATAAGGAAAGGCGGTGATAATATGGATAATGGTTATTCTGAAACATTTGCTACATATGAGTTTGCAGATAAAGGAACATATGTATGTATGCAATGCGGTGGCGAAAATAAAATTGGAATCGTCACTGTAAAGCAAGGCGAAATGCTACCAGAATGCAAAGAGTGCGGATATACTACATGGATTAAAATAATGTAGGATTTTTAAACACTCTCTTTTCCTCTGCGAGCGTTTGGCTTGTAACCGCCAAGTTATCATCAACCAGATGCTCAATGAGGAACGTTCTTTTTACCACTCTCGTTCCATCTTCACATACTTGTGAAATGTGCAGATACATCTTCCCATCCTTCTGGAATGGAATAACAAATATACTCTGTAAAAATTTCCACTTAACAAAATGCTTATTAAAAAATGCAACTGCATGAGCCTTGATTTTACTCACTGTATCACTCCTTTCATAATTTATTTGCCATCAGACTTTGTCACTTGTGTCTGTTGACCTTGTAAGCATACATTAGCATACATTGTTAGCATTGTCAATACCTTTTTGTTGACATTGTTAGCAGTTCATGGTATATTTTATTTGTGGAAAAGAGGTGATAAACTTGAAAGACCGTATTAAAGCATTACGGGAACGCTTGGGAAAGAGCCAAGATGAATTTGGGAAAGATCTTGGATTAACGAGAAATTATATTTCTTTGATAGAGAACGGACAGCGCAACTTATCCGACCAGTCTATTAAAGTCTTATGTTCCCTGTATGATGTCAATGAAAAATGGTTGCGGACAGGCAACGGAGAAATGTTTATTCCGAAAACAAAAAATGAACAAATAAACGAGATGCTTATTGATGTTTTAAAATGTGAAGATTCAGATTTTAAAAAACGTTTAATCACGGCATTATCCAAACTGGATGATACCGGATGGAATGCATTGGAGAAATTCATTGATTCAATCGCAAATCAAAGCCAAGAAGAATAAAGAAAAGCCAAGGGCAATGCGCAAACCCTTGGCTTTTCTTCTATTCTAATAATCTTTTGACATATATATAAATGAGTTTTAACCACTCTTCATTGTCACAATTCGCGACCATTTCAGTTATTTTTTGTTTGTAAAACGCTTTGGCTTCATTGCACTCTTTTTCCCCCATATTGATTTCCTCCAATCATTCCGCACTTCCGATAGCGATACACAAATTATAGAACTTATGTTCGATACCGTCAACCCCATTTGACAAATTGCTACAAATTACAAACTCGTTTGTAGTTGAGGGACAAGAAAACGCCTTATCCCGCCCCTCAGCCAGAACTTGAAGTGCCCTTATCGGACAATTTTATTTTACAAATTTTCCCGCAAACATTCAATTTCTTTCGGTCGCAAGTTTCGACAGGTAAATTTCTTATTGTCACAGAATGTCGATTGATTAGTTTAAATTTTGTTAAAAAATTAATTACTGGTTGAAAATTATGCATCTGCCAGTTATCTGTGATGAATTTTAAGTGCATAATTTCCCTTTCTGCCCGTAGGCTTTATGCAAAAGAGCCGGCTACACAACACATGGTCATGTAATCGGCTCTTAGGCTCTTGATTTTATTATATTTCTGCACAAGTTTTCTTTTGTGCCAAGTTGTCCGCTTTATTCGTAAAACAGAAGTTAAAAATCCTTAAATTTTACAGTTTAGGCGCGATCTTTACCATACTTAACCATTCCTGCACATTAAGATTTGAACCTGAGTTCTGATAAGTACTGAGTGTACCAGTCTGTCCCGGTCCGAAAGTGCCACCACTCGTTACCTGTAAAGTTACTGCACCGCCGGATACCGCAGGAACTCTGACTCGTCCCATGACATAGTTAGATGTTGTATTTGTTATAAAAACTTCACGAAACCCATTTGCGTTTGAACTGAAAGTGACAAGACCTGTAATAAGATAATACCCATCATCCGGGACAGTGAAATACTGCACGACAGGAGTTTGGTCATTATAATTTGTTGCAGTATTGGATAAGCCAGATACATTATTTTTGGCATCTGACTTTTTTAAATATGTGTCTGGAATGTTATTACCATCATAATCTGCACTAGCACGGGCAACTCGTACGCCAGGATAAGTATCATTCTGCTCGTTGTGTGCAATGAGATCTATCATATTATCATTATTAATATTAAACATTGGCATAAGCGAACCCATAATTCCAGACCAGTCGCTTTTCATTATTTTAATAAAATACTTATTTGCTAAACCGCTGTTTAACGATGATATCGCCCCGGTACAAGTACCATTCCCAATCTTAGAAATGTCTGTCGTTCCAAGCATTTTATAGAGATACCGCACATTCTTGAACATCTGTGACACCTTCGCAAAAATTGAAGAGTGTTTTTCACCGCTTGATAATTTTGATACAGTCGTCCACGCTGACGTTAATCCGTCTGCCACATCACTGCTCGTAAATGATACGATATTGTTCGCTGTATCTCCACCTGTCGCTACTGCCCCAATGTTTGCTGGAGTGAGATTGACATTTCCTCGCCGATAGGATGCTTCTTTTGCGCCCTTAACCCCCGTCACAGGAGTACCGGCAAGCACGTCCCATTTTTCATCTGATGTTTTATAGATGTTTGCTCCGGCAGGAATCACATTGCCGGCTCCCTCTTTGAAATCATCCGTGGTGGTAAATTCATCTGAAATATTGTACATCCATCCGGCATTGACATCCGCAAGTGCCGGAAGATCTGCAAATGCAACTGTTCCTCTCGGCTGCAATCCGCCCTTAATAGCTTCAGACACATCTTTTACCTGTTCAAAATAATACTTCGCATTGTCAGAATCCTCGCCCTCTCTGCTCCCGGTACCACCAACGGCATAACTCTGTGCTTTAGTTGCACTATCTGCTGCAGATTCGGCTTTACCGATGATCTCTGTTGCTTTCTGCGTTGCAATATTGGCTTTATCTGTGGCGGTACTGGCTGACTGACTGGCAGATGCCGCTTCACTTGTGGCTGTGGCTGCAGACTGACTGGCGGATGTCTCACTGACTTTTGCGTTGCTTTCGGATGCCTCTGCCGCCGTAGCTGACTTCGCTGCCGCTGTCTCTGACGCTTTGGCATTGGTTTCGGATGTTTTTGCCGCTGTTTCACTGGCTTTTGCAGCATTCTCACTTGCTTTGGCGTTGGCTTCGGACTTTGCCGCTGCCTGCTGGCTTGACTCTGCCTTTGCCACTTCCACTTTGATTTTCGCAAGATAGTTTGGCTCCAAGTGTTTTTCCTCGATGCTACCCTCTTTGACGATGGCAGACACTTTTCCATCCTTATCAATATAAAAAGCTACCGTATCAGAATCAAGGAACTCATACTGTGTAATCAGTGCCGACAGGTCTATGTACTGTTTCGTGCCATCAATCAGAGTCAGGATAATCTGCTGTGTGGTCGGGTTATAAACGAAGTTGATTGCGATTTTCTCCATCTGTGTATCAATCGTAATCTTAGAACCGTTCTTTTTTGTGATCGTAATGATTCCGGTCGATTCCTCAAAGGTCACGTCTGCAACAAGGGTAGCCACTTCTGTTTTCGTGGCTTTTGTGGTATCAAGAGTGATTACACGATCATCAATAACGCCAATAGCTGCGTCCATTTTGTTAAGATTGCTTTCATTAAGCGGTGTTTCATCACTCGGGTAATTCTCCCAATTAATAGCACTATGCGCTTTGTTCATGGTCCTCACTCTCCCTTTCCTTTGCAAGCTTCATCTGCTCCCGTTCGGCTATAACATGTCTGTTTGCTTCTTCCTTAATCTGCTGCAGAATATCCTTAAACACTAGGTACTTAGCTTCGATTGGGACATCCTCACACAAATTTGCATAATTTATAATGTCGTTTTCAAATTCCCGAATTTTTGCATTTATCATAGATTTTCCACCTTTTCCTTTAACTGTTCTATCTCGTCATGCTGCAACTGCACTGTGGCAACCAGATCAGCAATCAGTTCCGTATATTTCAGTCCGTAATACTTTTTCCCATTGCTGTCTGAAAACGTTTTTGGACAAATATTCCACCCTTTTTCCGCTTTTTTCAAAACATCCTGTGCAATAAATCCATGATGGAACCCATCTTTTTCGAAATTATAACGATACGATTTTGCTCTTAAAGAATAAATAAACTCAGATGATTGCTTTTTGCTTAAATCTAAAATTGTGTTTTTTATTCTTTTGTCAGATCCATTAATTACTCCACCTCTGAATCCACCTACTCCGGTATCTCCGTCTAAATGGATCATCATGTGGTCATTATCGTTTGCGCCTTTATGCAATGAAACCTGATTATATTGAACCGTACATTTATGAACAGGACTTTCAAGCGTCCCTTCCACTGTTCGAAATCCATCCGTTCCCATCTGTACAAGTGTTCCACTGCGTTTAAATTCAATAAGGTTTTCTACAGACTCTTCCGCTTGAATATGCATATATCCCCCGGTCATTTCCATAGAACCTTTTAATTCAAGCAGTTTTGCTTTAATTTTGATACCCTCGGCTGACTGGTTGATTTCTGAAATGACGCTGTCTTTTGATACTTTCAAGCTGATCTGCTTTGATGACTGCGTAATCGTACTGGACGCACTCGATGAAAGCTGCTTAAATTTCTTTATCAGAGTCCATTTGTATTTTCCACTGCTTATTCCACCATCTGGTTCGCAACCATAAAACTTTCCAGTATTCTGATCCAAAAAACTGTGTCCAGAATAATACGAAGATGCAGGGTATGTATCTTGTGGATTCCCGAAACCACAATGTGTAACGTCATAATCTTCGGTATCCCATACTGTTAAAGAAGCACTGACTTCTGACCGTATCTTAGTTGCGGTCACCTCTATCTCTCCGGACAAATCGCCCTCTGCTTCGCTTGCTCTCGTAACTTCCGCTGTAATCTTGTCCTCATTAATTTTAATAGCTGCTGCAAGTTCAACTTCCTGCCCCTGTGCTCTTTTTACTTCTGCTGTAATACTGCTCGCATTTTGCGTGATTCTCGATGATAAACCATCCGTTGTATTTTTAACTTCTGTGCGAATTTCGGTTGCGGTCTGCGTGATCTGTGACTGCAATCCCTTCTCAACATCAGTTATCGTGCTCTGTGTCTTTTCAATGGTTCGCTCCAACACATTGCTCTTGCCTTTGAGCTTTAAAATACTTTTCTGTATTCCGTTCGCCCCGTTTGTCCGGTACTCTTCCCCATCCGCTTCCAAATCATCACGCAAAGCCTGTATACCTTTCAGGGTTCTTTTCAGAATATAGGACTCAATCAGTTCATATCTGGTCGGCAGCCGCACTGCATCCCCGACCTCAAGACACGGATTTCCTTTGCAGTCCGCTGTAAACGGGCGGTAAACAATCCCTCTGATCTTGGAAAGGATATTTTTTGCAATGCCTTTCAGTTCTTTTGTGCCTTTGCCATATACAAGAAAATTATCCTCGATCACATAGGCATTGTCTCCGGTACCCACAATCACACCGATATCATTCTTCTGCTCCCGGATCTGTAACTTATTGATTGTTTTAACAAGAAAATCTTCATACTCAGCCGTTATATATAAATCCTTCCCGATACGGTTGCTTTTCGGATCTCTTGGATACAAATTATCCGCCGGATAAAGATCATTCCTTGGATATAATCCCTGTATCTCCTGTTCCAGATAAATATAATGAAACTTCCCGTCACGCCCCATGTGCCCCATACAGCCATTGAGCTCACAAATACAGGACAACACTTCCTTGCCGCTCATAGATTCGCCTATGGTGCTCGATTCCTCTGTATCAGAACTTGTCTCACTGGATGGCGTGACTGCAACTGTTTTTTCAATAGACATGCCGTCATTAACCAGTATAATGTCAGCCTGCTCAATCCCGAAGTGCTTAAAAAAGCTGTCCCGGAATTGCTTCATTGTGACCGGATCATAAACTGTAACAGTCGTAGTTTTTCCATCTTTATCTTTCTGCTGCTCTTTATGGGATGGAAAGACAGTGTTATACCATGCTGCCACATCTGCATTTAAAATGTCATAAATGGCATCATATGCAACCACATCACGGCACGTTCTGTCTGCCGTGGGCGTATCAGAATCAACCTTATATCGTCCGAACTGGAACGGGATATCTGCATGTCCATCAAGGGACATTCTTACCGTCATCCATCTGCCCTTCATTGGCAAAAATGTATTTGACACCGTGAATTTAATCATGGCGGCTTCGCATGATCCAAACGTCAATTCCTGTTCCGAACACAAACTTTCGGTCAATTCGAATTTTTCTTGGTGTAGCTCTGTATTTGTGATATTGATTTTTCCGTCATCAGATACGATGGATAATTGCTTATCGACCGTATCTTTTTTGAACAAGTCGCCATATTTATAATTAACCACCGTACACACCCCCTATGAAAGCAAGCCGAACTGAATTGTAATGAATTATTCCATCATATGTTCCGTATATCGTAGGCTGAAAATCTGCCATATAGCCGTACTGCGTCACATAATCGTCGTATTCCGGGATATACGCTGTGATATAGCATGCTCTCCCTGTCGCATTTGTGAACTGACTTCGAATATTGTTTAAAACCTCACTAAAAGTCTTATTTGTCAGCATTGCCCGTGTCTCAAACTCCACTTTTAAAGCCTTTAATTCCACGGCATTTCTATGCAGATAACCGTTGGCATCCGTATAATCATCTAAATCCTGCATATTAACATATGGACTATATGATTCCGCTTTCATAAAAGACATTGGCACTGTGTAATTTCCAATCTTTAACAGCCATCCGCTGTACGCCATATTTCCACCACCTAACTGTTTGGGTTTGCGGCTGTCTCAAATGACAGTCGGTAAAATTTGTGCAAAAATAGCACCTACCACCAATTTGATAGATGCTACTTTATTTTCTTGATCTATTTTGTAATTACTTCGATATTGGGCGATTTAATCACAATTTTCTCCGGTGTATGAATTACTTCCGTGTTCCCATATGTAATCATGATCTCTAATTTGTTCATAAAATTTCTCCTAAATTTCATACTCCGGGTATGCTGCTTCCCAAACATTCCTATGGTAGGTATTTACCTCTCCATAATTTGCATCAAAAATCTTTTTCACGCCATATCCAAGTTCAATGCTCTTTTCTTTGAGTTTTCGCCAATTAAATGTTTTCCAGTCCACACCGTTCATTGCTGCAACACGCTTAATAGAATACCAGTCTTTGCTATAGTCAAGTTCCTGCTGCAGCTTTTCATTCTCCTGTTCTGCAATCTGCCTACGCTCTACTTCATCCGCATATGCCCGAAGTGCCGATGGAAAATCTTTCGGGACCTGTCCCCTCTCCATTTCGTTAAAACGCTTTACATATTTTGCTGTGAATAGGATACCTTTTTCTCCTGTAAACTTATTAGCAAGAAAATCACAACCAATCTTGGTAACTTCATAACACGGCATCTTCTTGTTTTGCCCTGTCAAATACGTTGATTTGATGAAATAATCGGTAACGGGAATTTTCCCTTTACCTAATGTTGGTATAATTCCTGCCTGTTTAGTGCTTCCGTCTGGATTTGTTGTCCCTTCCAATTTTTTTAAAATCTCATAGTGCGGAACTTCCATCATTTCTGCAATTTCAAGTGTTGTTATCGTGTTCGTATTGTTTTCAAATCCAATTTCATCTTTAGTCATAAGAGCTTTGTATGCCATATTTTCTATCTCCTAAATTTCCGAGCCTTACATTTCGCAAGGCTCAACCTTTAAATTCACGTGCGTTAGGAACATACCCTAACAGGAGTTACACGCTATATATTCAATCCATTCGGATGAATTTTCAAACAAAAAGACCACCAAAGACTGAATTTCTTCAATCTCTGGCGGTCACGAATCCGTACCTATTCCTCATAGGCTTGCAGGACGTCCTAAATTCTTTAGGTCTTACCTGCGTGATTTTTAATTACTGAAATTATATATTTTCTATGTGTGTTTGTCAAACAGCTAATTTGCAAATTTTATCAGCAATTTTCACAAATTAAACAATTCTGGGCAAAAACGCTTGCTAGAATACTTATCCGATCTGTTAAAAATCAAGGAATACAAAAAAGACACCTCTTGAGGCGTCTTTTTCTAATTGGATTATTTTGTTTTCTTATTTTCCCCTGCTGCTTTAAGTACTCTCCATTCAGGATCGTTGCTAAAGTTTTTTCTTTCTGTAATTTTTGCTAATTCTTCTTTCAACTGTTCATTTTCTCTCTCTAATTTTTCTATTTTCTTTTCATGTTCTCTCTTTTCTTTAACAAGTATGTTTTTATCTTTTTCCAACTGATCTGCATAAATAAGTGCTTTTGATTCTCTGTCATATAATTCCAAGTTTTTATCAGTTGCCTGTTCTATTCTTTTATTTATTTCCCTGATTTCCCATTTGTGATTTTTTTCTTTTTTCTCCAACTCATATTTTAAATATTCTATTTGTTCATTTGCTTCTTTTAATTCTTCTTTACACGCCATTAGTTCTGATTCTAATGTTTTATCTCCCATGTATTTTCCCTCGCTTATAAGGTTCCTATGTAATTTTCAATATACGAAATATATTCAACAGGGATTCCGTTCAAAACATCTATTTTTATATCAGAAGAATATCTATTTATAGACCAATCGTATGAATTTTCTTTTCTTAAGTCTGATATTCCTCCAGTATCCTTGTTTTGGTATGTGCATTTGTCATTCTGTTTTACATTCACGCAAACAGTTACTTCCATGTCTGACATGTCAAATTTATAATAATCATAAAGAGTAAATATACAGATAACTTTACTATCATCTTTCCCAAGATACAATGTATCCATATTTTCAAAATCAATTCTATTCTTTTCGCTGTCTATATAAACACAAATATCAAAATCTTTTTGATCATTTTCATACAGCCAGTAGATATCTTCTTCTGAAAGTGTGCTTATATCAAATTCAACTATAACATACGGCATGTAACCATTTTTATATTCCATCTGACACAAATCTACTGATTTTATTCCAAATGTACTATCATTATAATTCATGCTGTCATACGGTATACTTTTTACATTCTTTTCTATTCCAGTTTCTCTTTCAATCACGACAGTTCCATCCGTTTCTGTCGTCTCTATTTTTTCTTCCTCATATCCGTTTCCACACCCAGTTAATACCAACACAGCTATTGTCAAAATTACTATTCCCCACTTTTTCATGAACTCCCTCCCATTTGTAATATATTATACAAACCATACCACAAACGAAAGAGAGTTGCAATTAAAATATAGGAACTGGATTTCTCTGCGTTCTTCTTGCTTCACTCTTCCATTGCTTAACTGTACTGTCATATATTACCTTGCCGTCTAATTCAACTTTAATTCCGCTGTTTTCACTTGTATTCTGTGCGATTTGTGACAGATATGGTGTCAATGCTTCTGATACTGCGCTTTTTACTCCTGCTTTAATTCCTTCTACAATTTGGCTGTTATTCGCAACTGCTGTATTCCCGTTGCTAAACTGCCCGACCATTTCTCCGTGGTTTGCAAAAAATAAGCCATCTTCCGGGAAACCTCCTGTTGAAAACCTTTGTATTCTATTTAGCTGTACTGTAGGTACTAAGTCTACACCGCCCCAGTCAGCATCTGCCACTTTTGCTGCCCACGATACAACTTTGTTGAATCCTCCTATTATCTTATTTATCCCACCAACAATAAAGTTTATAGCACTTTCTATTCCGCCAATTACCGCATTCATAGCGTTTACCATTCCAGATTTTACACCAGACCACAAACCTTCAAAAACTCCAAGCAATGGTTGAACAACATTTGTATTAAACCAATTTGAAACAACATTCCAAACTGATTTTATATTGTTCCATAAATTTGTAAAAAATCCTCCTACTTTTTCACATACACTTTCAAATCTTTGTCTAACAGGTGTTATTACATTTTGATTAAACCAATCAGAAACAGAACTCCATACAGACTTAACATTTTCCCATAGTTGTTTAAAAAATCCAGATACTTTTTCCCAAAGTCCTTGGAAAAAGTTTACAACAGGCGTTATTACATTGTCATTGAACCATCCAGAAACAGTTATCCAAATCGCTTGAACAATTATCCAGAGACCTTCAAAAATTTGTTTTACTCTTGTCTTGAAACCTTGGAAAAAATTTACTATTGGTTCTATAACTGTTGTACTAAACCATGTAGAAGCATTTTGCCATACAGTACTTACCGTTTTCCAAAGCCCTGACATTGTATTTGATATTGGAGTAAATATTTTTTTATTAACCCAATCTGAAACACCAGAAAACCAGCTTTTTATTGTTTCCCAGTTATCATGCACTAAAACAACAACCGTTCCAACAGCGGCAACTATGGCTGCAACTAAAGCCGCCGGTGCTGCGGCAACTCCAAGAATAACAGCTCCTACTGCTGCCAAGGCAGTTCCTACAAGCATTAATATTTCATTTAACCAACTAAATCCTTCTTTCATCATTTTTACAAAGTTAGTTACTGCTAAAATTGCTCCTCCAACAGTTGATACTATACCTGCAAGAGTTGTTCCAATTGTACCAAAAGCGGCTGTCATAGATTCGTTCAGGCTAAGACCGCTCATAAGATTTGGAATTAATATTTTGCCAACGCTTTCTCCAAATTTTCCTATTCCTCTTTTAAAAACTCCAACAAGTGCAGTTCCTATCCCAGTTCCTTTTTCTGCGCCTAAAGCCACTACTATTGCATCTTTTACTTTCCCAGCAATAAATTTTCCTATAGTATTTAGAAGATTTGCTTCGATTATTGTCTTTGCAATTTTTTTAATGGTTAATGCTCCAATTACAATTGCTACTGTTTCTACATTAAGATTTGACAGGAAATCCTTTGCACCATTCCAAACATCAGACCACTTGATATTTTCTATCATGGTTTTAATTGTCTTGTAAACTCCCTGTACCCAAGTATTTATATCTTCTGCAAGTGCTTTAAAATCAAATGTTTTGAAGAATTTATTTATTCCCTCTGCCAGTGATTTTCCAAAGTTTGACCAGTCAAATGTCTGACCAAAGGAAAGTGTGGCATAAATTGCCGTGTTCAGTGCCCCTGCAATCGTCTTACCAACATTTCCAAACAGTCTCGGATTGATAAGACCATTAAGGAAATCTGCCAAGCCTTTGCCGAAGTTTCTTGCCTTGGAATAAATCTTATCCCAGTTGATAGACTCCATAGCTTTTGATAAGGCATCACTGATGTATTTTCCAAGTTGTTTCAGATTTTTAATATCACTTTCGTAATTTTTGAAAATGGTATCAGTCTTGACGAGTTTACCGCCACTGGCACCGCCTGATGCGCCACCGCCGCCGGAACCGCCCGAACCTTTTTTGCCCGAACCATCATTTGTGGTAATCAGTTTCAATTCATCAAACTGACGGACGCCCTTATTCATCTTGTCGATGTTCTTTGCCGCCTGTCCGGTATTGTCAGCAACATCGCCTGCGCTCTCTGCCGCATCTGAAAAACTATCTGCAAGACCTGCGCCGGAATCCTCATATTTCCATCCGAAGATTGCGCCTAAAGCGTTTGTAACCTTTGTAACAAAGCTGATAACAACCAGTAAAACGGAATTGAGTGCTTTTACGAATGGTTTAAAAGCATTGATTAATGCTCCACCAATAACACTGCCAAGCTGTTCAAATGACTGTTTTAAAATTCTTATCTGGTTCGCCCACGAATCAGCCGTACGTGCAAAGTCTCCCTGCGCTGTCTGCGTATTGGCAAGCACATACTGATACCGGAGCATTGTCTTTTCAGCCTGTGACATAGACGCAATATCAGAATCTAATCCCTGTTTCATCGCCCACTCTTTAAGGGTTGCCTGTGTAAGATCAAGACCGTAATCTCTTAATGGGCGTGTCTGTCCGGTAAATATTGCAGCTAAATCCTGCGACACAACATCCTGATCTATGTTATACAGAGATGCCATATCAGCAGTTAATTTTGTTAAATTCAAAGACACATCAGCCATGGAATCAGACAAACCAATATAGCCATCTGTCTGCTTATTCAAAAACTCATTGGCTTTCTTTATCAAACTGCTGTCAATTCCCATGGCTGTTCCCATTGCTTGGAATCGGCTTGCCGTCTGTTTCAGTGTCAATTCTGACATACCGAACTGACGTATAGAGTCCTGCGCAAACTCATTGACTTTCTTTGACATGTCCCCAAAAGTAACATCAACAACGTTCTGAACCTCTGTTAATGTGGATGATATGTCGATTGCATTTTTTATTCCCCTGATCGCTCCGTACAGACCAAGATAAATCCCCATAGAGGACAAAATCTGTCTTGTGAATGACTTGAGTCCGATCAATGCTTTCCCTGTGGATGTCTTAAATCCAAGGAAAGAACCGGAAAGGCTACTGATGCTGGTATTTAATCCAGAAATCGCACCACCAGACCTGTTGGAAAGATTGCCAAGTGCCTGCGTCATCTGAATGATATTTGAAGATACATTTGGTGCTTTTGAAAGCGTCTCAAACAGGTATTTGAGATTGTCAGCAAGCAAAGGTATATTAGTTACCGCACGACCGCTTGCAACGCTTCCAAGCCTTGATATGGACGTTACAAGATTACTCATGTTTGTCATATCAAAATTCAATGCACCTATCTTGTTCATTTGACGTACAAAGTTTTGTAACTGTGCAGAAAGAGCCGGTAAATTCTTTGTCGCCTGTGTAGATGCCTTGCCACCGATTTTTGACAACGCAGACACCATGCTTATGAGTCCGCTTGTATCAACAGCCTTAACACTTGCTATTCCAGATGCAAGATCTCTCACAGCAGAAGATATTCCGTGGATAGAATTTGCATCAACACCAGAAAATTTATTGAGTGCCCGCACCATTGATGTGATTTCCGAAGATTTACCACCTTTGAATCCGGTAGCCGCATCGGAAATGCTTCTGATTCCGCTTGCAATATTTGAAAGTTTTGCAGTGTCAAACGATATGCTTTCCCGGAGCCTATTCATGCTGTTTACAAGGCTTTCTATGGAATTACTTGCTTTTGCAGAGTCAGCTTTGATTTTTATTTGTAATTCATCAATGTCTTCCATATATGCACCAACTTTCTATGCAAAATAAAAAGACGGTAGGCTGTGACACCTTACCGTCCTTGATCTACTCTTTTAATTTTTCTCTTGTAACCGGTCCGCATTTCTTATCTACTGTAATTCCGACTTTTTTCTGGAATGTTCCAATACCGGTCGCCGTATCATTTCCAAGAATACCGTCCACATTACTGTTTCCCTTTTTATCTTTTTCATCCAGGCATCCGTGATAAATAAGCTCCGTCTGAAGCCATCTCACATCATCCCCTCTCATGCAAGGGAATTTTTTCTTTAAAATCCTTGCAGGTTCCGGGTATGGGTTTAAATGATCTTTTACATTTTTTCTAGGGTTTCCGCTTGTCACAATCGCTGTATGACCTTTTGTTTTTGTGACAATAACATCTCCGTTGTAAAGAACCATTCCTGCCGCATAACCTCCAATGTCATCAAACATGCCACTAGAAAGAAGTACAGATTTTTCATTTGCTGTGGTGAAATTTCCAACATCTTTTCCAGTTGCATGAATAATGCATGCACGTACCGTTGTGCCGCAATCTGCTTCTGTTTTTACTTTTGAATTAATACCATATTTGACAATTCCAAGCCGGTGTCCCTGACAGTAGCCAATATTATCATTATTGCACGCTGTAATCATTGATTCTGCCAGTTTATCCGCCATATCTTTTGTTTTTGGCCTTAACACATACCATCCTTTTTTATGAACATAAAAGTTTTGCATACTTACTTCTGTTCCGGTCTGATCTCCCGGTCTCCCACCGGTCAATTTCCCATTTTCATCATGTCTTGCAGATCCAATTCTAATTGACATATTTATACCTCCAAGTTCTTTTCTGGTTTTGGATGGCTCAACTCATAGTTTGACTGCATAATTTTGAGCTTTGCCACAAATAGCTCTCTCTGTTTCTTAATTTCTTCTTCCGTCATTTCCGAATCATATTTTCCTTGCTGTTCATTGATTGGTTTTTCAATATACTTTGATTTTGCTTTCCGACCGGCAAGGCAATGTTCTACTGCCACCGATACCGCAGACAATCCATATGTTCCAAACCACATCCACATCTCATTGTCTCTTTGCTTTTTATCTAAGTTGTAAGCATCCGCATAAGGCTGTAAATCAGCCGGGCAGGACGTGTCTATGTCATGCACAGTAAATCCGTACCCCTTTGTAACTAAAAGCCAAAACGGGCGGATTTCCGTGCAATACGTTTCCCATGTAAGCTCTCTCTGTTCTTCTACTTTTTCCTCGGAGTTTTCTTCTCCGCTTCTTCCTGCTCTGCTTTGAGCAGTTTTGATAAAAAACCATTTTCAAGCAATTCCGCAAGAAGTAACTGATAAAGCTCCTCGACATCCGAATCTTCTTCGTCAAAGTAATCATCAAGCATGGCATATACTTTTCCAAGCTGCTGTTCCTTTTCTCCCTCGTTTTCCGAATCATATCCAAACTCTTCTTTATGGAACTTCTGTGCTCCAACAAGAATTAACTCCGGCAGGAATAAAAGAATTTTATCAATTGCTTCAATATCTGTAATCTGGTCTAATTCTGCTACCTTTTTGATAATCCCGCTTTTGACGGTTGCCTCATATCCAAACTTGATCTGTAATTCTTTCTCGCCAAATTTTAATTTTGTCATTTTCTTTCCCTTTCTCCCTCTCATATAGGGAAATGGCAGTCCGAAGACCGCCCTGTTCTTTTAAATTGTTTCTTCAAGCTCTGGCTCGGTTGTCTGGTTATCGTCAGCCGATCCAACCGAACTATTCGACTGACGTGTTATTCCCCCGGTGTAAAAGCTACAGCGGTGTCCATGCCCTTGTATTCTTCAATGGTAAGATTCATTTCAACCGTCAAAAGTTCGTTCTGACCAATCTCCGGCTGTGGAATCTGCTCTGGCGGCTGAGCCACAACAAAAAACGCTTCGGTAAATCCCGGGATAATCGTTTCAAACCACATTCTTTTCCCGCCGGCAAGCGCCTTGTACGCTGTGATAAGTGCTTCCCACTCTTTCTTTGTGGCATCCGTAAGATTTACCGTGATAGGGAAAGAGCCACCGGTATCTGCGCGCCCCTTTACATATCTGGTAATAGCATCTTCTAATGCAGATGCGTCAATCTGTTCCGGCTCAATGTTGATACCGCCGATTGCGTTAATTCTTGTAAGCTGTTTAAACGATGTAGGCTTTGTTCCGGCTGTGGTTTCTGTTCCATAGCCAAACGTAATGCCTAACGTAGACAATCCTGCTTCTGCCATTTTTACCTCTCTTTCTACCGCTAAATAATGCGGTTATCAGACGCATCTCTTTGCGCCCGGTGCATAAAAAATAGAGCCTTTCGGCTCTTTTACATCAATCTGTCGTTTGCTCCGATTATCCGCCGGAACCTTGCAACGCTTCTAAATTTTTTTTCGCTGTCGTTTTTAAACTCCGGCATTGCTGTAATTTGAAATCGCATCTGCTTAAAGGCATCGGCTAAAATAGCCATAATCCCTTTTGCATCGCTCTGCTTTGTGTTTGTAATAACGTCAACCTGTATTGTTTCCTGCACTGCATTTACGGATGTTCCCTCTAAATTTGCCCCTCGTTCAAGCCCCGGCATCTCGTGAATGTAAATGGTCGGGAAAACAGGGTCTTTATCAAGGTTTTTTTCAACCGTTGTAAATGCAGTGTCAAAATTCATGCTTTTGTATTTCTTCTGGAGTTTTGGTTTGGCAATCGTTACAACATTGGAAAAAATGTTTGTTTCAAGATCAAATACCCACTGGTTGCCTGCCATTATTTAAACACCTCCTTCGCTGTCTGTGTAACAATCTGCCGCAACTCATTTGCGGTCAGATACATAAATGGTCGGCTTGGCATTCCCTCTGTAAACCACCAATCGCCATTGTCGTCCTGATAAAACCATCCATATCTTCCATCTGAAATCTGATGGATAGTTTTTCCACTTGCATACTGCCACGAAACACCCTCTGGCAGTTTCCCCGGATAATGGCTTTGCTGTCCCACAATTCCGGTTCCAAACTCAACAAATGCGGCGTGGTCTGTACCGGCTATTACCGCCCATATCCCGCCGCCCTTAGTGCTTCCTTCATATTCCGCATGAACACTTGAAATCAGTTCCGATGTAAATATTGCGTCAAGGTCAGCAATTTGCACTCTGGCAATCTCTACGCCCTTTTCCGCAAGTTTTTCTGCTAATAGCTGACATTTATATGTCAAGCTGTTTTGATAAGCTCTAAGCTCTCGTATGGCTTTCTGAATAGACTTTTCAGACAAGCTCATGGTGATTACTTTCTTTCCCATTCAGCACCTACTTTACATTTTTTTGCAATAAAAACAAATCAACCGTCAATCCCTCGTCTGCAACACCTTTTACGATGTAATCAGCCGAATTTTCATCAACGATTGTATTCTCTTCATCTTTGTACCTTACATCTGACCGTTTCCATACCAAGGAGCCGACGCTCAATGGAAGTTTCCCTTTGTCCTCGACAATCTGAACAAAGTTTGTGGAATTGTCAACGCCAAACTCTTTTATAAGTGCTTCACTCAACTTATTGCTGATTGAAGAATAAAAAACCACAGGCTTCTCATAACCTGTGGTATACTCTCCGGTTGTTTTCGGTATTTTGTTTCCATCCTCATCAAGGTAATAAATTACATTTCCATCAGAATCCGTGTACGAAGAATATTCGATGTTACCATCATCATCCGTCACATATACCGGCACCTTGCCGCTTTGCTGCGAATAACTCATTTTTTGCTTATTGATCTCAAGCATTTCACTTCACATCCTTGCCGAACCGTTTCCACAGCTCAGAAAGCTTTTCCCATCCATACATTGCGACAAACGCAACAATAAATCCTGCAATAATAGCTGCCAAGATCATATACCATAAAATTGATGTCTGGATGTACTGCATGTATGCCACAAACGCAGCGACCGTGATTCCGATAGAAAGAACAAATACCAAAATGTCCGTTGGAATCTTAGAAAATACGCCTACACCTTTGATTACCTGTGTTACCACAGACACAACAAATGCCAGCGCACCAATGATTGCCAGAATAATTGTCATATTTGCAATTACAGACTGTATAATATCCATGATTAAACCTCCTTGTCATCATTAAGACGGGTTTCTATTCCGTCAATTCTGTGATGAGCCGATTTCACACTTTCCTCCACCTTTATGATTCTGTTGTCATGAGAATTTATTTCTTTTCGCATCTCAGATACTTCATTTTTGATCTCGGTCGTGTTGTTTGAAATGGCATCCAACTTCATGTTAATGCGTGTGTTCTCCCGCACGCGCTCTTCAAGATCCGTGTTGTCTGTCCTTTTGTTGCTCTTCAAGCCCATAAAGACGGAAAAACCAAGCGACAGCACGCTTATAATGATTGCTGTTGATATTTCAATCGTCAAATCATATACCGCCTTTCATTTTTTATGGCACACCGCCCACCACCGCTCAATGTGTGCCGCCTGCTACGTTTTGCCAACATCGGCAAAACGTAACGCACAATCTTCTAAACTCCTCGAAATCGATGAGTTATAATGATTTTACAAACGGAAATACACAGACAAACAAGCTTTCCCTGTCTTTCCAGCTACGGCTCACTCCGTTTTCTGAATAGCTTGCCATATAGGCTTCTCCTGCCTGTGAATGGTCGTACACGGCTAAATTGACGATTACATCCTCAAACTGTTTCAAGTCTTCGGATATTTTTTCATCCGTGTAGCTTTCCGGGTAATTCCGCTTGCTTACCACTTCATTTCTTGCCTGCTTGATAAGCTGTTCGATGTAAGGATTATCTTCTTTCTGGTCGAACACGACAACATCAGAAGTAACACCATCTTCGTCCGTAACGGTTTCAATATGAAATTGTTTCAGTCTGATTTTGACCTGCTCTAATGTTGTATATTCGTCCATTCTTCCCTACCTATAATCCAAACTGCTCGATCAAAATGCGTTTCAGTTCCGCTCCACTGATTTCTTCTGCACCCTCGATCCCATGTTCAGCGGCAAGTGCCTGTAAATCAGCAGTGCTCATTCTGTTAATCTCTGTCTTGGTGTACTCGCCAGAAGATTTCTCTCCCGGAACAATGTCCGGGATTTCATCTCCTGCTTTATACCATCTTCCATTGCGCTTTACTGTATATTCAGCAATCATACCGCACCTCCTACGCAACTTTCATGACAACAACGCTGTCCATGCCCTCAAAAGTAGGCAATCCGATCATTGACACAATGCAATGCGTGTTGATCGGATGATTTGTTGCGTATGTATATACCGAAATGCCGGTTTCTACAATAGAAAGGTTTCCGTCTGTTAAACTTCCGCTTCTCTCTTCCGGTGTCTTTCCAAAGACATAATCTCCAAGGTACACGCCGGATGACTGCGCTGAAATAACTCCTGTAGGAATAAAATATTTGGTAGCACCGTCTGCAGGGTCGATGCAAAGTTTGTCGTAAACTTCAATCTCGATGCCGTATCCTCTAAGATACTCTGTAACCTGCCCCTGCTGTAAGCGAATACCGCCATTGTAAGCAATAATTCCAAGCACCTGTTTCTTTGTGTCCTCCGCCTTAAGGACCATTTCCCATGTTTCTGTATTCATGCTAAAGCGTGCAAGGGAATATCCTGTTTTCTTTGCAAACTCACGTTTAATCTCGATAAGGTCGTCAAGTGGCGTTGCTGTTTCTGGTGCAGACCATTTATCAGTATCGCTTCCGGAAATATCCTTGTAATGATCTCTCTTGTGCGCCACTCCATTGTCCGAAGTATAATCAACATAGAAGCTCTTGCCACCAATTGTTACCTGTACTCTTGGAATACCATCAGATGGTGCTAATAACTGCCAAATCTGGCGTTCCGGCACTACTCTTGCGCCCTCAATCAGCATCATCGGTTTTTTGCTGATTTCTCTAAGCACCTGGTTTGCCATGTTGGAATTTTCTGCCGACTGGTAATTTGCATACTCCTGCTCTTCACGCTCTGTTACCATGTAAGATTCACGGTAGAAAGGCATCTCGTTCTGAATATCCGAAAATCCACCGACATCTCTTAACTCTGCCTGCGCATCAAAATTGGATGCCTTTAAGGATACCGGAAGACCGTTTTTCCCTTTGATAAATCTAAGTTCAAGGCTGTCCTGTTTTCTGGTTCCAAATTTCTGTCTACCTAAGTAAGGTGCAGAACCAAGCGTTTTTTTATAATTATTCCACATAACCCCAAGACTTCTTGCGGTAAATGCTTCTGCTAATGGTAATGCCATTCTCTAATACCTCCATTTTTTAATCAAAAAAAGTAACACGCGGTGTTGCTGCTTTTGCAGTTGCTTCCACGGTCACTCCGTTCGCTGTTACCTTTGCGCTGTCAATAGAACCCTGATATACATAAGTTCCAGGCGCATCTCCCATTGTTACGTCAACATCTTCCAGAAGATACCCTTTGCAAGATTCGTCATTGCTTGGGAACGGTGTCCCTGCCTTTGCAATCTTCTTTCCGTTTGCATCGGCACTTGACACCATTGTCTGCGGAACGATACACGCCGCACCCTCATAAGGAAAGAATTTTAAAATTCCTTTACTCTGTGTAAAGTCTCTTTCAATCGGTTTTCCCATAATTTACCTCCTATAAAACATAATGGTCTTTGGCTTCTGCACTTTCTGCAGGTTTGCCAAAACTGATTTTTTCTGCGTTCTCTACGTCCGCAGTTTTTTTATTTTCTCCACCTGCAGTACCGCCGCCCGGATTTTCAGAATTATTTGCAATCTCCTGTTCCTTTGCCTGCGCTGCCGCGGTTTCCTTTTCGGCTGTAATCTTTCCAAGAGCGTCATAATCAAGGCTTCCATTATCCTTGACAACGGATTTTGCCTGCTCTGCATTGATTTTTAACTTTTCCATCAATGCTTCGCGCTGATCTCTGATGGCGTTTTTTTTCTGCATATCTGCGATCTGCTGATTTGCTGTCTCTAACGCCTTGTTTGCTTTTTCAAGTTCCGTGAGGTTTCCTGCTTCCATTTCATCCAGCTTTTTCTGCAACTCATCTGCGCTGTCTGCCTTTGCCTTAAGCTCTGCTGCTTTTGCCTGTTCTCTCTGTACGGCACTGCCGTAATCAGCAATGATTTTTTCAACATTTTCCTCACTGATACCCATTGCAATTAACTCTTCTCTTTTCATTGATTACCTCCGATATGTCTTTACGAATTTTTGCGGTGCAACGACACCGAATGACACTGTTGATTTTTACGCTCACAACTTTGCGAATTTTTATAAAATAAAAACAGCCACCGATTACTCGGTAGCTGTCTTATTTTGCTGTTTATTTAATTGGTTTACAATTTCCTGTGCTTTTTGTTCCTGCTCTTCTGCATTATCAATTGTTTTCCACAACGCATCTATATATGGCTTAGACAAGAGGAATGTCTTTTCAGCATCTCCCCAAAGCCCCACCGTTTTAATGGCAATAAGAGGATGTATGCCGCACTCTAAAAGCTGATATAGTGTTTGCGACTTTGTATACATATTGTCTTGCGGGCTATGATTGATTTGCACATCAAAATCCCTCATTGACAATTTCAAATCATTGTCCTTAACGCGTATTACATTTAAGACAACTTTTGCAAGTCTCTTCTCTGCCGATTTCACAATTGGGTCTTTTAATTTTGCTCTTGTCTTTGAAAAATCCCATCCAGCCCTTAATGATACTGCTCCTTGTGTATCTCCTCCAGAGTTTTGGGACTCTCTGTTTGGTATTGCTAATATTGCCAAGGCATTGTCCCACAAATCATCTTTTGCCACCTGACACTGGCTCTGATTTAGTTCCTGCGTCATAATCTCAACATCGGCTTTGTTATCCTTGTTATTGGACTTTACCGTCAAAGCATGGCTCATTTTCATCTCTTCAAACGTTTTTTGGTCGATTTCACAGTTCACAAACTTAACCCAGTACTGAACAAACTGCTCAATTCCATCCATTCTGTTTGACTGCATATTGTTTATGGCATCCAAAATACCTATGACAAGCTCAATATCAGAAATTCTCTCATGATTATTTGGAAACTCAACAATAGGTATACTTCCAAATGCATGCAATTTCCATTCAGAAACTACTCCGTTTTGAAGTTTACATGAATAGTTGTCCGTATAGCACAGTTTGTACCATCTTCCATCTTCGTCTTTAAGCTCCTGCACCGCAACCACCGGTTCTTCCGTGCTCCGATTATAAATAACACACGTATTCATTGGAGTAGGCGCAACAATTTGAAATGGTATTTCTCCATTTGCAAATCTTACCGCCTTAAAAGATGTTCCGGTTGCTGACTGCCACTCTCCTGCTTTAATGTCTTTTTCCTGTTTATTCGCATCCACAAGATAGTCATTCAGCGCATCCACTGCCCGATTAATTTCATCATCATCTTTTCGACTGATAAACTGTATTGGCTCGCCATATGTCTGTCCTACTTTGAACTGAACAATCTCATACGCATGATTTTCTACTATTTTGTTTGTAATATCAGCATTTTGTACCTTTAATCGGTATAAAATCGGCTGATCTCCTTTGTAATACCGCCATAGGTATTCTATGATGGTTTTGTTGTAATAATAATTTCCGATGCAGTCTCCAACCACCTTGACAATATTGTCTTTTGTGATAGTTTCAACATCAGTATATAAAATTTTTCGCCCATAACATCCCTTAACAAGGTCTTGGAGAGATTTATTATTCATAATTGGCTCCTAAATAAACGTCATCCCACTGGATGTTGACCGGATTGTAAGAGATTTTAATTTCGTCTTTCCATTCTCCGGATAAAAAACAACTTTCTTGTGGCATTTCCTACATTCCACAGAAATGTTCATTGTTGAACGCCCATCGTGTGTGGCAACTTTTCTTCCGCAACGCGGGCAATATATTGTTTTTGGTGTATATACCATAAAATCCTCTTTTCTTTTCAAAAGAAAAAGCACCGGAGATTTCTCTTCGATGCTCTTTCAATGGGGGATGGTAAAGTGTTCAACTATTTGTTGACTTCTTCGATTATAACTATATCAGAAAAAAACCGGACATATCGGACAACTTTACTCTTTCATAAATCTATCGAACGCTTTTCTCACGCTGTCTTCTGTGTTATTGCCTCCTATTTGGTCGGCAACCTTATTCCAAGATTGATTTTCTAAAAATCTAAGGTTAATTATTCTTCTAATTCTGCTATCTTTTATATTTGCAATAAACTCTTCTACTTCATTTGTTTTTTCAAGAAGTTCGTTTTCCAAAATTTCGAGGGTGGTTTTTCTGGAATATAACAAGGTTTTTTTGTGCCTATATTCTGGCAATGGTATTCCTTCTATTTTAAAATGTTGGTTTCCACCATTTCCGCCAGAAACGCTATCAATAACCGTTCCTTCCTGTTCAATTTTTTCTATGTATTTTTCAAGCTTTTCAATTTTATTCCTTACTTCTTTTACTTCTTCTCTTAAATCTAAGTATTGATTTAAAATATCTTTGTTTACCATATCAATACCTCCTAAACGGATTTACTGCCGCTTCTACTTTGGCTACGTTATTTCCATTTGTCACTCTAAGCGCAAAGTTTGAAAATACATCCGGCACATCATCCAACTGCTTTTTACCGGACACTGAATATCTCTTGAGAAGAGACATCATTACTCCATATGGATCATTTGGCTTATATAATGATGGGTCTTTAAATATAACGTGCTGCAATATCCAGTTTGAGCACTGAAAAATCCTTGCTTCCTTATTTGTCTCCGTCGGTGTATCTGTGATATTGCATATCCATCCTTTGGCTTCCACTCGCTTGTTTACTTCCATTGCGACACGGTCTCCGCCGGCGTTTCTCTCAAATTCACATTCCTGCACTTTGTTGTTTGTCAAAACATTTGCTGCATTTTCATACTGCATCTCATAATCTGCCGTGTTATCGCAAACACAATCTACACAGTAGTAATCCTCTCCGTATTTTTGCAATACCGGCAAAACAAAGTAATCCGTTCCTTTTCCCTTTGTATCGCATTGACCGGTTACAATTTCTGGTTCTCCATGTGGCAAATTAAGATACCGACGTATTTTATCTTCCGGAAATAGCAATCCCTCTCGCTCAATCGGTTCCTGTTTGTAAAGGCATCTATATGATATGTCGTCCATCAATAATTGTTGATCTTCAAAAAACTCTTTTGTAAAACCGGAAAACTCATATTCAAAATTGCTTTCTCCTGTAACTGGGTCTACATCTGGTACCGCAATAACCTTTACTCTCGGATTGCCCTCGTACATATTTTGGATGCGCCCTATAACGTCGTGTACGCTCCATCTTGTGGCAATATGTATTTCCTTGCAGTTCTTACCGTCCGTGTCCTGTATCTTTCTCTGGCGGGCATCTACGGCATATTTATCCCATAATTTATCAAGGATAATAGGATTCATTGCTTCTTCGATACCGCCTATCATATCGTCAACCAGTAAAAACTTAGAAGCCCTTACTTTACCTGCATTCTTACTACCAACAGACGTACATTGTACGGATGGAAACGATTTGTACTTCCCGACATTAAACTGCTCCATCTTTGCATTTGTGCTTGTCACTGAAAGATCCGGAAAAATTTCATTCCATGTATACTCTTCCGCGTTTGTAACGATATCGTACACGCCGTCGTAATACATTCTGGTAATATCTCCGCTGTGCGAATAAAAAAGACTGAAATCTCTCGGAAACCATCCGGCAACAAGTGCGTGAAACATTTTTTCTACCGTTGTTTTTCCTGCTCCCGGAACAAGGGATACGCACAGGATGTCATATTTATCATCAATCATGCCTTGTAAAGCCTGTGTAAGCCCTATTTTGAGAAATTGATTTCTTCTTGGCATATAAAACCGTTCTTTAGGCTCTCTTTTATTTTCCAAATACTGGAAAGCACTATCCACAACTTTGTTTTGCGCTTCCAAAAGCAAAATCCCGTAATATTTGTCCAGAATTTCATAAGATATCTTGTTTTGGAATGAATATTTCTCTAAATCCCATGGTGTGCCACCTGTAGATTGAAAGATAAACTGCTCCGTCAGTTCTTTCGATCTGGCAGAAACCTTTAATCCATACTCAACATCCTTTTCCGTCAGAATGGCTACCCTTGCCGCTTCTGCCATGGCATCCATAACCTGTTCATCAATGCCATGCACCTGTATGTAATTTTCATATCCATTTACTGTGGAAATTAGGCTTGAACTTGCCAAAAGAAAAGCACCTCCGCAAAAGCAGAAGTGCCTTAAGACCTCTGCCAATAATTTTTGTTGGTTAGCGACTAACTCCATTTGTTAGCCGGTAATATCATCTAATCAATATCCGCAATACTTTCTACAAAGCAGTTATAATAGAGATTTCTGATATTTTCACAATATCTCCCTAAATTCTTGCAACTACGTGTTCTTTTGCAATTTCTTCTTTTTCCGGGTCGTAAATAACCGAACCGTTTTTATCAGTCTTATACTTATCAAATTCACAAGAAATTTTTATGTATGGGTATCTCAATGGCGTGCAGTCAGCATGGAAATCAATATTATACACTCCCTTTTGCCATTTTCCGTTAGCATAAATCTTTGTGTAACCGCCTTTTCTAGTTTTGATTATGATTTTTGAACGTGTTTTCTTCATTTCCAATGCACCTTGAACCCTTTCGCCGTATAATTACCAACTGCCTGTTTCAGCTCTTCCTTGCTTTTATATTCCTCTCGAAGCATGATTGCTACCTTGTTCTTCTCAATGGCGTATATGCCGCAGGTAACCGCTTTGCTCGCCGTATCAAGAACTGCTTTGTACTGTTTGCTGTTCATCTCGTATGTGCTGTTATTGATATTGACAATCATGCTTCATACACTCCTTCTCTTCCTTATGAGTTTGCATCAACATTTTTTAGATATTCAATGAAACTCATTTCAGCCCCCTCGCATGTTAAACCTTCAATAGGATTTTTGTGATAGTTTTCACGAAAATACCTCAATGCCTGTTCTTTTTCATCTTCGGAATATGAATCCCATTTAGAAACTCCAGATTTCTTTTTGAAAAATTCACATTCATGTTCACTGTCAGCAAATCCAGCACCAGGAATCCATTTTCCCGGATGGTTGCACATTTCAGCCATCCCTACAACTTCGTTTCTATCAAATCCAAGGTAAGCACAATCATAACACGTCATTCTTCCGCCAACTTTCTGCCGCACATCGGACAAAATACAATATCAAAGTAGCCTGCTGCCTTACATCCTTTATAAATTATGATACCTGGCACTTTATCGCCGGTATTCTTCATAATCTGCGCATCTGTTAAATCCGTTTCATTGGCGCACTTTTTGATAGGAATATCAGTACCGAATATTCTGTTATCACTATAGTTCTTACAAAAATCACACATTTTCAACACCTATCCCTGCATCTGTGATAAATAACTTTTCCTCTTACATTCGCTTCATATGCTCTTCCAAGTGACCGAACAAACAGATATTTCTTTTTCTCACAATCCATATAATCCAAGGAATTCATATATGGCTCCAATTCGTTTGAAAGCTGTTCCACAAAATCCTTGATATGCTTGAATGCCTTAATTGCCTGTTCTTGTATAAACAAAACTATTGCTTTCCATGTATCAATTACTTTTACGGCATACTCAAGAATCATTTCTCCTAATTTTCGATACCATAATTTGAACTCGACAACCATATATCCTTGCAATTCAATAACTTTTTTCTGATCTTCTGACACATTAAGATCCATACTCACACCTCAACACCATCGCATTTTACATAAGAACCAAGACCTTTAATGTAATGGCTTCTCGTATCTTCAATATTTCTGCAATCTATGACTTTCCCCTCGTCAATACACTCTTGCAAGTATTTGCATTTATCGCATTTCGTATCTTTCTCAATGCGCAGTGTAGGATCTGCTTTTTGCTTTTTCTTGAATATTTTTTTAATAATTTTCCATAATCTCATTTCCGCACCTCAATCAAAACGTCAATCAGTTCTTCCAGTTCTTTTTCTGTCTTTTCTTTTGGAGTTTTTCTAAATCTTGTGGAAACATATTCCAAAATGGCTTTTATCTTCAAACATTCTCCTGGACAAGGAATATAATCATTTGGTCTCGCAGTTTCTTTGCAGATATACTCTGCATTTTCCATGCCAAGACAGGATAAACGACCGGAATATATGGGTAATGCACTGCATTTGAATAATTCAGCCTTAATCACTAAATGTTCTTTGTCGTATTCAAAATTCTTATCATGTGCCTTTAATTTTTCTTTGATTTCATCAAGAAACTCAACGCATTGCTTTGTTGAATAGCCAACATAAACAAATTCAAAATACATACTCACACCCCATTTTGCGTAAAAAATACCAACCATCGAATAGCGGCACAAGGAATCGAACCTTGTCATACCAAACCATGCCAACCGCTTTCAAATCTGCAATTTCTATTCACGGAAGGGTTTTATGTTACCAATGATACCGCTTACCATCCATACATCTTCCATCGACCTGAACTATTGCAGTAGTGCCAGACTAAGTGAAGATAAGGAATTGATGTGGCGTGGATTTGCACCACGCAGGAGTGTACAATCTGGTCATCTATGTTGTCGGTTTCAACCAATTCTCTACGACAATTCCGTTTACCTATTCCGTCACACATCAACACCCAATTTTGTTCGGGCAAACGCAGTGTGTAGGATTCGAACCTACAAGGCGAATAAACGCCCGACCGGATAGCAACCGGCTCCAATTCCATTATGGGAACACTGCATCTTGATGGTGCGATTTCTTAAACAACCCATCCATTACAACTGTCTACCACGCACCTGCCAAACAGTGTTTTTAGGGAGTTGAGTGAAATAGGGAAGAGAGGAATCGAACCTCTATTGTTTACCACTTGGAAACTGATTTACAGTCAGCCGCAACACCGCCAATCGTTGCCGCTTCCCCAAAACCGCCCTCAGACGGTTAGCAATCATATTTTTCGTGCCATGCGTTGCACTATCCTGTGTGATATCACAGAAAATAGGCTGGTGAGGATTTGCACCTCACATAACAACGACTTTCCACAACGGGTAACACCCTTAACAGGTTCCTTCATTGCCTTGTTGATTCAATGACTTGTTCCTAACCAAAGCGTGGTTGTCTTATGCTTAAGCGTCTACCTTTTCCACCACAGCCTAATTGTATTTTTGACAGCTCAGGCACCGTGGGATAGGCACCCGAACTATCAATAGGAATCCGCCTGTATTGCTCGTCAGCAAATTACGGGACAACCATCATCCAACACCAAGCGGTCTTCCGCCTTGCCGTACTTCGCGGCAAACGCCACCGGACGGTGCGAGACCGTCCTTAACAGAAACGTCCTAGTGGCGAAAGGATGTGTCATGAAAAACACCAAGAAGGAGAATTTACGGAATGGATCGTTAAACCCATTCCTCCATCGGAACGGCAGGAATTGAACCTGCGACCGCTCGGATATAAGCCGAGTGCTCTGCCAACTGAACTACGTTCCGCTACGGCATATTAAAATGCCGCAATGTAGGATTTTTATCTTGTAAGCAACTCTTACAAGTTGCCAGTAATTTAAAATTTTGTTTAGCTATACTGGATGCTCCGATTTCTCACTCTGGTGCTCTGCGTCGCTATCCAGATTGAGTAAATCTCCGGTGCTGTCCGGTTCCTTTGATTTTGTTATATGTATTCTTTCCTCTGCACAAATGATAGGCAGCTGAAAGCAAATACCAAATATTGGACTATAAAACATTCTGTTACCTCCACATCAGAAACATGTTCAGCAACAGTAACATCACAAGTACCCATAATGCAATTGCTGTTTCTTTGTCTTTGGATTCTCTGCCAGATACAAATAGTATCAGCATAAAAATAACATCCAGCGTCGATATAATCGTTTTAATAATTACCATGGTTGTTTTCCTCTCACAAGTTTCTTTAGCAGGATTCGAACCTGCGAATACTGGAATCAAAATCCAGTGCCTTACCGCTTGGCGATAGCGCTATATTAACACTACTTTTCCGGCATGTAATAGACCATGTTATCAAATACAGTTATTCCCATACAAGGATCATTCATCTCAACGCATCTGATCGATATGTTTTTAGATACTGCAAACATTTCGGCCACCTGTTGTTTATCCATGTTTGTGCTAATAACTTGAAAAGCCGAAAATGCCTTGTGCATATCAGAGAATACTTCTTTTTCTCTACCTAAATTTGCATACGTCCCAATGGTAAACGTTTTTCCATCAACCATAGCAGTTATCATTCCATGATTTGCTGTGAATACCGCTCGGTCAAAATCAAGCGAAACGTCTTTGCTTTGTGATACTACTCTCATACTTTTCCATCCAATCTCTTTTTGTTTTTGAGGATATTTAAAGGACTTAGTAGTGCTGATTTTCTCAACCTATCAAACCCCCTCCCCCTCCATGCCGAATCATGCTTTGAACATTGATAAATTGTTTGAATTGTTCGTTCAATTCTCTGTTTGTGTTCTAACTATTCGTTAAACCTAAGTTTCTTAAACTGTTTAAACGAAAGTATGCGGCTCAAGGTGCTTAAACACTGGGCTTTAAATTGTTTGAATTGTCTATCACGATTTCACCATTATCTGGGCTTGAATTGTCAAAGTTGTCCGGCAATCTCGCACAATTCCCGCCTCCCAGTTTTGGTAGCTCCGAAGCTGTCAATGCTCTTGCTCTGGCTCCCTGGTCTCTTACGCCGGGCATATTAAAGCCGCAATACTTGTTGAGTGACGGCATGTAACACATGGGATTGTTTTTCCCGGAGATCTGCAAACCTACAAGACTTTCTTCCCTCATTTGGTCAATCTTTTTGCAAATGTCGGAAGCCGTGGAACCTAGCCTTTCGCCATTTACCCAACCGTTAAGTGTATCTCTATGTATGCCGGTAAAGAAAGTGAAACCAACTATATTTATCACTTTTTCAAAATCGTTACAAAGCCTTATATATATATCTAAAACTTTATTGACCTTATCAATATCATATTGATTGCTAATATGATTGTCATCTTTAAGGTATACAGGGTTGATCTTAAAAACATTGTCATATACATACTGACAGCAGTTATACCATCTATTCTGTGATACCTTGCACATATCTGTTATATTTCTATCATCCATCCAGAGGTGTATATATTTGTCAATGTCATCTTTAAAAACATCAACTGTATTATTTACTTCCTGCATTTCAACTGCTGACATGTTATATATCTCCTCTCTCCAGTACTGGAATACTTAAAATAAAAAATGCAACTGATACAATCAGATCATGATGATCTCGACTGTACCGGCTGCATGAAGTCCGTTTCTTTCAGGACCTCGACGGATCAGCTCCGCCCGTTGCCCGAATGCGTTTTTAATTTAATAAAACAATATCATTCTATCATTTTCTTGTCAAGATATATTTTAAAATTAAATTTTAAGCCTGTATATTATATATTATTTATATAAATATACTGCTTTGTTTATAATATATATTTTTAATATTACAAGAGAGAATATAATCTTTCTCTAACTCTAGTGTCTTACTCTACGTTGCAAAAATGTTGCAATTTGTTGCAGAGGTGTTGCATTGCAACAAAACTAATACTATTCTATCATTTTACCTTGTCCGTAATAAAATTATTATACTTGAAATTTCGTGAAAATCTAACAAAGAATTTCTACGTTTTGCACAAAAAAGACGGCTGTATTTCAAGCCGCCTAAATCTTATTATTCAACCTCAAATCCTATAAGCTGCCACTGATCCGGTTCTCCATCCTCGTCGTATGAAGTCGGTTCCTGAACCTCTTTTACTCTAAAACCTGGTGTGTTTTTATCCAGTGCCGTGCCTGTGCTGTCACACTTCCATGCTTCCATTGTCTCGCCGTTACTGGTATCGTGATCTACTGCGATCATTCCTAACTCTTCAACCTTGAAAATTTCTACTGCAAAATGTCCTTCCATCTGTCCTAATTCATTTAAAATCTTTAACATAGCGTTTTCCTCTTTTCTTTCTTCTCTGGATGTGCTATATTCAAATAGCACACATTTCACTTGGTATGGTTTTTGTGTGTCGGGCTGGATTTTCTCCAGCCCTTTCTTTTAATTGTCTTCAATTCCTTTTTGAGTATCATCGATCAGCTGATCGACCATCTTTTCCGCTTTTTCATAATCCTTAGATTTTAAAACTTCCTTTAAATCTTTCAGATCCTGTAAAAGTCTTCTTAAGTAACTTTTAAATACACTCATATCTTCGCTCATTTTTCTCCTTTCCGGCTTTCGCCTATTGCCTTTCGACAATATTATAATAACATTAAAATATAATTTTGTCAACACTAATTTTAGTGTTTTAAAAAAATCTTATTTTTTCTTCATCAGTCGGAACGATTTCCAATACATCCGACGGCTGACATCTTAAAATAATGCAGATCGTGTTAAGCGTGTCTGTAGTGATTCCCTTCCCTTTTCTCAAATTCTGCATAGTCGCTTCACTCATTATCTTCTCTTTTCTCATCCGAGTAGAAGTGTATCCGTGTTTTGAAAGCTCTTTTAATACATCTATTTTATAATTAAACATTTTTTTCACCTCACATTTTTTATTTACTACATTATATATAGAATCACTCTAAAAATCAACATGAAAATATTTTACAAGAACACTCTTTTTAGTGTTGACATGCACCAATATTAGTGTTATTATAATCTCAACAGGAAAACAAGGAACGGAGGACATGAACATGAAAAATGAAAAACAATACAGATTAGTAACAGAAAGCGGAATGATTTTAACGGAGTATTCGAGGATGATGAAACCGGAAAACAGGAAAGAATAGTTATCGAGGAGGTTTAAGATTATGAAAAAAGTATTTACACCAGATGGAGAATTTTTAGGAATGGCGGTAACAATTAAAACCACGGAAAACGGCGTTGAAATCACAGCGCCGGGCGATTTCCCGGGAATGATCGAGAAAAACACTATCTATATTGGTTGATCTGTAGTTTATGAAGATGAAAACCGTGTATATATAAAATATTAGTCGAAACCGCCCGCGCGGCGGTCTGGTGTAGGGTTGCAACCTTGCCACTGATGAGACAAGCAAAAATATAAAATGAAAGGTGTTAAAAATGAAGATATTAGCAAATAAAAGCGGCTTTGTATTAGCTCATGATGAATACTATGGAGATTATTGCTTTGGTACAGAAAGAGAAATCAAAAACCTATCTATGCCTTGCAATCAGTATGGAACAAAGAAAGAAATAAAGGCAGAATTAGAGCGTTGGAAAAAAGAGGTTGATTTTGACAATCCAAGAATGCTTGAAGTTGAAGCCTTTTTTATATCTGTTTTAACACATTGCGAAAATTAGTCGAAACGGTGGAGATTCCCACCGTCTGCAGGAACTGCCCCACCTGCACCGATGAGACAGGGCGCATGATGAAAGGATGGTTGATTTTATGAAGATGATGACACTTGAAGAAGCGAAAGAATACACACGCCAAAAACTGGCGCCATATTATGACCCTGAAAAAATAGAAAATATAGTTAATCAATATGTTTCCGTGGCGCGTCCGGGTGTTGTCTTAGTTAGAAATAAAAATGTAGGACTTATGGAACTGTATCTATAATTAGCCGCCGCAGAGAATGCACGCCGGAACCACTGCCGGCGGCGGTTCTACCCGTAAGGGAATATTATTTTTTTAGGAGGATTTATAAATGACTTATCCGAACGGAGCACAGACAGTTTTTCAAGTCACATGCATGGGAAGTGTTTATAGCGTTGAAGATGGATTTTTCAGAAATGACGGCAAAGGAACGGACTTTAAAACGTTCGACGATGCTTGGGAAGTTTTCAAAACGCTTCCAGAATGGGAGCAAAATGCTGCGGAAATAGAGGAATTTTAAGCCGGAATCATCCCGGCTTTTTCCAGTGTCCGGATATATTGCAACTTGACAAGATATACGCCCGGTCATATAATGCGCTTAAGTGAACACGTATAAGCCATTTTAAGGCTTGCGCAAGGCTATGCAGTGCTTTTATATATTTACAACGCGAAACGTCTGTAAATCGTTTTTACGACGTTGCAAGCCTGTAAACACTGTGTTCATCTTGCCGCGTTGGCATCCGGCAGCATGTCAGACAATGCCGGCCTGCTGATCACAGCGATGTGCACTATCCCGGCAGCCCGCCGGGGTGTGAAAATTCTGATTTCTGATCTCAAAATCGAGCCGTTTTCCAAGAAGAAAAAATTCAAAAGTTGAAAAATGAGATTCCAACTGCGAAAAGACAATATGCACAGTAAATTATTATGCGTCATTTCACAACTTGTGAAATTTGACTAATTCGCTCTCTTCTCTTTCTCTGGCTATCAGTCTGTTTCTGTTTTTTCTGTGATTTTGTTGTTCTTGTTCCCATTCGAAAATTCCTCATTCACTTTCTGGTTGCGTGATTTGTAATTTACAATCTTTACATCTGTGTTCAATTCATCCGGCATCTTCCCGACGATCAACACTGTATGCGGTTGCAGCCTGTCTGTCATTACTTTGAATCCCTCGCAAAACTCAATCCGAGCTGCCTTTGCCCGCACTCTTCCATTTGTGCATACAGCAATCACACCACCCTTACTGTACCCGGCAAAACAAAGATCATAATTGTCTTTGTCCGGGATGCCTACGGACGGTATAACACGGATCCCGTTCAGCAGCATATAATGTGCAAGCGCATGGTTCCGGTACACGTTATATAGATTCAAAGCAAACGGCATACCACAATCGCCTGTAGCAATACTAAAATCCGGCATACAGACCGAATGGAAACACTTCAAGTGTTCCATGTATTTATCCGGGTTATTCCACAGTCTTTGAAACTTTGAATCGTCAATATAAAAATTCACATTTAATTTTCTATGACCTTTTATCTTTTGTGAAAAGCTCTCTCCAAAATCTATGGAGTCCTCCGGCAAATAATCCAAGCTGCATGCCGGGACAATCGGGATCTGATATTTTTCATCAAGCTCCGCTCCATAGATCATATATTCTTTCATAACATCAAAAGATGTATGACATCCATTGTACAATACTATCACCCCAAAAACATTTTACTATTTTTCTTCTTGACAAACAACTTCTTTTGTGAAAAGCAAAGAACGTGCGGCGTAATCACTTCTGCTTAGTTCATTTATCAGCTTTTCCCTTGTCATTTCCGGGTTTGTTCTGTGAATATACCGCAGCAATTCATCTATTTTGTCCACTATGCTGCCCTCCAATCAATGTTTGACATCAGATCATCCAAAAGATAGATCAAATCAGTACCGTACAGGCTGATCCAGTCCGCAAGATACTCTTCCTGCTCAATCGGCATATGAATGTTATAGGAAAAGCAAAAACAATGACAAAGTTCATGAGCCAGTATTTTGCGCAAATAGCCATTTTCTGGTTTATCCGAAACATATATTATCCTATCATTCCAATCAGTCACAGCAAGGCTAATAGAGCCATCAGAGCGCATTAATTTATGACTTGCGCCGTGAACAAATTCTATTTTCCATTCAATACCATTTATAAAAAACATTTTCCCTCCAAACAAACAGGGGCATTTCTGCCCCTGCCATTACATTTTGGAAACAAGCGTTGACAGCTTGCTCTTTGTCATCGTGCGCTCTTCCGGTGTCATGTCAGAGATAAGCTCCGCCATATCCTCCGAAAGCTCTTTCATGTATCTTTCAAGGTCATGCATCTTTGCATCCTTGTCCTCCGGCGTATTGCCCTTGTGAAGCTCTTTACTTTCCATGTAGCTTCTTCGGCTCATTCCACTTTTTCCCTCTCTGCGATCACGCATTCCACCATCTGGTGTCATTTTAGGCTCGGTATAATACATTCTGCCGGAAGAACGATCCATATCACGGTCGTGTTCCATTTCCCGGTACATTTCCGGTGTCATGTGCCAGTACGGAGGTTCGTCATATCCTCTCCGCGTTCCTCTTCCCTTTGGCGCAAATCTGCCGTCTGCATACCGGTAACGGTCATAATACCGTCTGCCGTCTCCGTAACGCTCAAACATTTCCATTGTTTCATCTGCACTGGATTCTTCCATTGCTTTCATCAATGTACGATAATACATTGCTTCTGCAAGGTCTTTCATCATATCTGTAACCTGTTCCATTTCACACGGGTCTATATTTTCAATTCCTTTGTCAATTTCGCATTTAGCACATTCAGACAGTTTTTCAATCATGTCGTGCATTCTCATAATATCCATAAAACCGCCCCCCTATGCTTCCCGGACCGCAATTAAATTGCTGTTCTGAACTTCGATTGCCTGCGTAGACGTATTCTGTACCGCTACCGTAACACAACAACCGCGAGGAACGTCCACATATGCCTGCGCCGAAACGTTAAAGAAGTTTTCAACTGCCGCCGGTGTAACAATCATTCGAGTTGACTGCAACGGTTCTCCGTCAATTGCAATAGCCAGTGAAATAGCTTCAACTGTGCCACCGGTAGGAATTTGAATGTTCCCGGAATAAGATACCAAAAATCTTGCCCGGCACTGATTTGTAAGTCCTCTTAATTTAACAATGCCACTTCCCTGTCTATGAACAATGCATTTTGTTGCGCATACCGGAGTTTCTGTAAATGCTACATCTTCTCCCTGCGCGACAGTTTGAATTGCAATTCCTGTAAATTCTGCCATAATTATTTACCTCTCTTTCAAAAATAAGGGCAAACATTATAGTCTGCCCTTTGTGTTTATAAGCAATACTGCACAGCAGACATAATCGAGTTAAACTCAATTAAGATACTCAATTATTCAATTTTGTGTAGCAGCTACTTTTAGCAGCTACTTTTAGCAGCTACTTTTAGCAGCTACATCCTGTGTTGCATCCACAGCCATACGCATAAGCGTTAGGATTTGGAACAACATATGCCGGGATTGCAGCCGGATTTACAGCGTTGATGATCTGCTGTGTCTGCGCTGACATTGCGGTAGTGAGCAATGCAGACTGGCGATCCTGTGATGCGGCTCTTCTTAAGTCATTATTTTCTGCCTGTAAGGAAGAAATCTTTTCCTGACACAGGTAATCAAGGATTGCCCTTGTTCCTGCCTGCTGGCTGTCGATAATGTCTCTGGTGTTGCTGTTCATGGTGTTCTGTAATGCGCAAGTGTTCTGCGCCATATTGTAGTTCACACCCTGGATAGCTTCCCTGGTCTCGCAGCAGCAATTAGCCAACTGGGACTGTAAAGCATTCTGCGCCTGCATAAGTGTCACGTTTGTGGTATTAAATCCCTGCTGTGTCTGGTAGCCAAGGTTGCAGATTGCATTGTCTACACCATGGAAACCGTTCATAACGGCGGTATTCTGTGCGTAAAATCCATCACAGAGACCATTTGTGATACCATCTAACTTTCCGATGATAGCCTGCGTGTCAAAACCACGCTGAATTGCAGAGTCGGTGTATGCAGATGCTGTCGCTCCCATACCTCCGTTTCCTCCCCAGCCATTGCCGCCAAAGCCGCCCCAGCCAAAGATCATAGCGAAGATAATGATAGCCCACCAGCCATCGCCGCCCCACATACCATCATTGTTTCTTCCGTTTCCTGTCACTGCTGCAATATCAGCAAGACTAGGCATTGCATTTCCATTAAACATTTTGTTTACCTCCATCTGATCTATTTACAAATGGGATAACCGGTTATTTTGCGCGCACCCCAAAATGTACTAATGATTAAACATACTCATAACTTTCTGTTTTGCTTCATCTACCGTAATTCCTCTTTCTTTACAGAGATTCTCTGCCATTGTCTTAAGTCCACCTGTATCTCCGCTTTGATACATTTGCATGGCATTTTTTGCCATAGGATTGTTTTGAACCTGCGGAGAATTCATCATTTGATTTAACAATAATTGTGCCGGATTCATTCTGGATCACTCTCCTTTTTTACCTGTGAAGTTTTTCTTTGACTGCTTGGAATTTTATCTAATCGGTTTTCTATCTGTTCAATCTTCCCAAAAAGTTCATCAAACTTCTGCATAAATGCACCTGTGCACTCGTCTGATAGGTCAAATTTCAATTTTTCAGTATCATGCGATAAATTGCTAACAGTATCATGCGAAACTGGCTTAAAAACGATTGTGCGAATTGTTCCATCTGCGTTCCAACTTTTAGCGTATATTTCTGTCATATCCTGTTTTGGGAAAAATGCAACGCTGCCATCCATTGGCACATCATTGGCAGTGATGTTTTCTACCGCCGGAACTACTTTTCCATTTATGCCAAAAGTTTGAACCGGGATCTGCTGCTGAATTTGCTGCGGTGCCTGCATATAATTTTGTGTATTATCAATGCGTGGCTGATTCATATACGGATTGTATGCGTACTGCTGCCCGTATTGCTGCATCTGCTGATTATAAATCGGATTCTGGTATGCTCCGCTCATATTCATCCTGTTTGACCTCCTCTAAAACATCTTCTATTGCGTGTATGATAGACGACTGCGTTGACAAGTCCAAGGACTGTAACTCTTTTCTGGCAAAAATTTTTTCAAGAACTTCATCTGAAAACACCACCATCCCTCCCTTTGATTATATTTTTGCATAAAAAAAGGCGGCAAAACCGTCACGATTCCGACAGTTTGCCGTCAAAAAATACAAAAAAAAAGAACGCATTAAGCGTCCATACATCCGTTCGTGTTACCTTTAGTGTTACCTTTGATTTTGACCTTTAGAAAAGACACCATTCAAAAACTCCTTTCTTTCAGTAAAATCAAGGCTTCACAAGGTTTTCTTAAATAAAAATAAAGTAGCGGAAGGGAGATTCGAACTC